CGACTGGCGTACAGGTCGAGCTCCAAAGAGCCCGGCGTGTAGCGACCAACCGCATCGTCCCCGTGGGTCAGCGCACGACTGAACGTACTGGTGGCCCAGGCGTTCACCCAAGAGAGCACAACGAAGCTGAGAGGTGTGCCCATCGGACTCCCTCTGAGGAACGACCCTTCCCCGATCTTGTCACCAAGGTCGGGGAAGCTCCAAGTCGCTCCTCGCTCCAATCCGAGGGATCGCATCGACATGGCGAGGTCCGTGAGACGGATCAGACCACGCAATGCGAGCCCTTCGATGACCACCCGGACTGCCGGGTGGGACAAACCGTCCGTGGCCTTGGACAAGTCCAAGGACGCGAACCGGCGTCCCGCTCGGTAGTGCAGACCGCCGGGAATCTTTCGGGACTCGCCGTCGATACGCCAGTGGCCAGGAGCCAACCAGCGCAGCGACGAACGAACCCAGCTCCCCTCCACAAAGGTCAGGCAGTCGGGAACACCGACCACCCGAACCTTGTAACCGGGAGTTCTGAGCGCGGTTGCCTTCATGCCAAAGGGTTTCCCCTGAGACCTGAGGTACAGCAACCCCGCGCAGCGATAAGATTCCCTAAGATCTGCAGCAACTCCAGCACATGGCCGCAGGACCACCGACGCCTTCCGAAGACAGAAGCCGCCGAGAGAGTCCCCAGCGTAGGCGTGGAAGGAGGACTGGGTTGCCCCAGCCTCCTCACACATGTGCCCGAGATGCTCCAGGTAACCATCGATCCCGCCTCGAGTGGCAGGCCACTCGAGACAGGACGAACTGGAGGAGGGAAGCCGCCTTGGATGACGAAGGACTCCGTTACCGCTCACGCCGGGCGTGAGGGCGACGAAGCTCCGAAGGGAATCCAGGGCGGCGACCGATGTGGGAAACTCTGTGCTCGCCATCAGCTTGGCTGCTTGAAGGTGCCTGACGCACTCCCGCTGGGGAGGCTCAGGCAACGACCTCGAGAGCCGAGTAAAGGCGAAGCCGTTCTCGGGTTGGCGCACTGCCAGGTGGCAGAGCGTGTCGACAACATTCTTCCGAATGTTACACGGCACGTTCTTCCACCTCTTGGAGTGCAGGGCCGACCCGCGGACGTTGTGGCACAGCACCTTCAACTCCTTGACAGTAAAGGCGACCCCCCGAGAGGGGACCGTCTTCATTACCCAGGAGTGAAGGTGCCATGCCACGCACAGAGAATCCCAGCCAGACAGGACAAGACCGCTCCAGCAGGTTGTCCAGACCTGCTGAAGTGGAGACATATCGCCTCCGCGGTGCCGGTGGGCACGTGCTCCCTTACGGGAGGGCGTGCCCGACTGCTCCGTCGGAAGGCTCTTTACAAGTAGCGTAAGCCGCTTGTAGGTGTTCCTTTCGAGGGACA